TTTTACATTTGATTACAAATAATTACAACTTTTTACTTGACAATGTAATTCTTACACCCCCATACACGAATATTTTTGGGTCCCATCTCGCTGGCGCAGGCCCTTGGGGGTGAACCCGATTGTTATGTTAGATTTTCAAAATAGGGTCCCATATTATGCTCCATTACACGTAGTGATTACATGTAAGTCGATTTGGCTGACCTTGACTTTGGCTCTGAGATAGAGTATACAGTTCCTGTCAAGGCAGGTCTAACTCGTTATGGTTCAGTCGGTTGAGTCGTGGTACTCAGAATCGAATCGAGAAGCGAGTCGGGGAAGGGAACCAAGCCGGATGGATTCTTGTGAAGCGATAAGCAATCCTGGGTCATTCTGGCTGGCCCTTCGAGCCTTCTTGAATCGCTATCCTCTATATAGGCGTTCTGGCCGGTCTGGTCTGGTATGGTTGAGGTTCGGTCCTACGGCCGAGCTAGCCGATTACATGTAAGGAATAAATGTTATGATGGGTGTAGTCAACGATTCAGATCTTGAACACGAATTAAAATCATTAAATCGAAACGAGACGTGTCATAATTCGCCAACTCCGAGCATAGTGGAGATGCCGAATGAACACGGCAGGAATAAGGGTGATAATAACGTTCCTTCAAGCCTAAGAAAGATAATCGGAGAGACTTCAGAAATCGATGGCAGGGCTGAGGGTGTTAAATTAGCGAAGATATTCGATATCAGTCCTTCTAGTGTTTCAGCATATGCCAATGGCAGCACGAGCACGAAGTCATATCATTCGCGCGAAGCCGAAATCCTCTCTCACATTAATCGTCGCAAGTTGAATATATCAAATAAAGCATCACACAAATTGATTAAAGCTCTCGACGCTATCACTGAAGCGAAGCTTCAGAATGCGAAACTAGTCGAGTTAGCATCAGTAATGAACGCGGCATCTGCCGTAGTTAAGTCAATGGAACCAGAAGTCGATAAATCAGTCAATCAAAATAATGGTGTTCAGTTTATTGTATACGCTCCACAAATAATGTCAGAGGACAGGTTCGGAGTAATTGACCTTAATGAGTAATGCGCGCGTCGAGACGAGACGAAGCGAGACGAGACGAGACATGACGCGGAGTAGGGTCATAGGTCAATCAATCAATTAGAATGGATGAAATGTTCGACACATCATTAACCGAATTAATTCAATACGCACTAATTCAATCTAATCTTGAACCATCATCAAAAGAATCGATGAAACAACTATTGACAGCATGGATGTGGGAATGTAAGTTACAGGGATGGATGCTTGATAATCGCGCGGTTGAGGAATTGTTACAGGCGACGGAGTGCGCGCTTGATTATAAATAATCGACGAGTCGTAGACTCGCGCACCCCTACACAGGATTCAATTGATTACAATAGGTGACTAATGACTGTTGTGACGAGATTAGTTGTTGGATCTCCTGATGTAATGACCCAAAACGTAGTCTATTCTCTTCCATCCTTCCGCTGTTTATTTCATACAGACGCAACTTCACTTACAATTGTACAATCTGAAACTGCTGCTTTCACAGCGAATTCCGCCGTGACATTATCAAATAATCAAGTTGAGTTGGCAGGTGGATTTTTGAAATGCACGTCAGCAAATATAAATTTCACACTTAAACGAGCATGACTCGACGTGATCTACTCAAATTCTTTCTCATAACGCCATTCATTGACTATGAAAAATTATTGTGGATTCCTGGTGAGAAGAAAATATTCGTTCTAAATAAACCAGTACTGAACGAGACTCAATTACTCGCAATGGAATTAGAAAAGCTGATACCCGGATTAAGTCAGTTGTTCAAGCGCGACAACGCTTTTTATGAATCGATTCGGAATGCGCGCGTCGATGGATATGATGGTCTGTTACTAAATAAAGCTGAACGAAATGGATGGCGACCGCCGAAGGCGGGTGCACCCTTCACCATGATTGATTCAATGTAATGGATTTACATGTGTACCATCACATCGTACAGAATGATGAAAAGCTCGATCGAATCCTCGCGCTCTTAGGCAAGATTCAATTAGGAGTCAAAACGATGGCAACTGATTTAACAGCGTTGGAAAGTCAAGTCGCGCAAACGACTACGGCGGAACAAAGCGCAGTATTATTGTTAACACAACTCCACGATTTACTTGTTGCATCACAAAATGATCCGGTCAAACTCAATGAATTAATTAATCAATTGGCTGTGTCGAAAGAGGCGTTAGCCGCGGCAGTTGTAATAAATACTCCTTCAACGTGACATGATGAATCGATGGTATATTATTTGGGTAATGTGGCTTGTTTTTTTCGGAGCGATAGAAGGGCCTGCATTACTTAACAAAAATAAAAATGACACGTTAAGTGAGTTTATATGGAAATTCTTTTCAATTAAGGAAAAATCAAGACAATGGCGATTTCGTAGGTTTTGCTTGTTATCTTTTTTAGCTTGGTTAGTTGCACATCTTATAACAGGTGGACAATTCTAATGAGCGAACCTACCTTTATTTGTCAAAAGTGTAATCAACTTAGATCATTGTTGACTGATATTCATCCAAAATTCGCCAGTAGAGGTTGGTGTATTTTTTGTTATAGAGAATATTGTAGAAAAAATACCAACAGATCTAAATTAAAACATAAAGATAAGGTTCTTGAAAGAAGTAGAAAATGGTATGCAAAAAACAAAGAAAATGTTTTGCGACAAATGAAAGAAACAAGAGATTCAACTCCCAATTTTACAAGAATAAGTTGGCTTAAAAAATATGGAATGACGTTAGAAGATTATGATAAAATGTTTGAATTACAAGGTGGTAAGTGTGCAATTTGTGGGGATGAAAATTCAAAAAATTCAATATCAAAACATTTGTTTATAGATCATGATCACGATACAAAAAAAGTTAGAGGTTTATTGTGTCATCATTGCAATGCAGCAATGGGTCATGCTGGTGAGAATATAAATAGATTATCAAAAATGGTTGATTATATATTAGAACGTAAAACATATTCAAACATTCCATGTTCACCTGGATTGCCTTGGTAAATTATGTCACGAAGATTGGATGATTTACATTTCTCGTTTAAACCACTGGTTTTCGAATTTTTGGCTCGTACTGTCGAAGCACGTATTCCTATAATAATTGTAGATACTCTCAGAACGCAAGCAGAACATGAAATTAATTTAGCTAATAAGGTTAGTTGGACTCAGCATTCCAAACATTTGGATGGTCTAGCAATTGATGTTTGTCTTATTGATGAATACAAACTACATGGTCCTAATAAACTACAGTGGAATACCAACGACCCAACATGGCAAGAGTTGGGAAAAATGGGTGAGAAGGTGGGATTAAAATGGGGCGGAAGATGGAAGGTTCACGATTATAGTCATTTTGAATTAGATGAAACAAAACATGTGTGACTAAAAAAGCAAAAGATTATCGAGCGAAGATTAGAAAGAGAGTGCGCGAGTCGGCGCGACAAGCAAGTCGAGTTCGGAATGACGGTTACGCCGGAGATTACGAAGTCGGACTCATACTCGCGAAATTAAACATGATACCAACACTACGTGATTATCAATCAACGAAACTCATCGAGGCGATAATCGATAAGACTAGGGAAATAAAACATGATTACTAGAAGGGATGCGCTCGTCGTTGTAGCAGGTTTATTGACGCGCGCTCAACCACAAGCTCAAACCAATACATGTAATGTGCCTGAAATACTCGTCCTCGATTTAGGTTCACCAGTCGGTTGCGGTGTGAAACAGATTCGTGTTCAACAAGGTGCAATCTCCGCGACGATTCCTGTAAATGAACTTTTCATGGCATTAGGTGCGAAACTAGGTGGTTGATTGATACCAAATAAAATCGCAGTAGTTCGGCAAGCTAAAAGAGATGTAATCAATGCCGGGATTAGTCCTGACTATAATGAGTGTACCAGATTTGAAATTACAAAACGCGTCGCTTCTTATTTATCAGTGGAATATCCAGAAGTAGGATTATTGCATAAAGATGTTGGTAATCGGTGTGAGGAATGCGCGGTCGATGTCATTTTTCTTAAAGATGGAAACGTAATTGATATAATTGGATTCGGTTCAGAAGGACCAAATACGCCACAATGGATAATACATCCAAATAAAGTTGATGTGAATCGATGGCGCGCGCCAATTCCATATCAATTAGCACCAGTTGCCGAAATTCCTGCTGCTCCTCTAATAATTCCTGTCGAGACGAAACCAATCGAGACAAAACCAATTGAAGAGGTGAAGCCGCGGATTGATGAAGCCCCAGAAATCAAAATTAGTAAAATTAAAGCATTAACCGCGATAACAGTGATAATGGGCGCGCTTCGATGGCTCTACAATATTGTGAAAAAGAGTGATGTGCCCTGACATGACCAAATCAACCGAATCAACGCCTCCGGCGCCGCTCAATTTTTACATGTAATCATTACATGAAGAGAAAAGACATCCTTTTGATGATAGGAGCCGTTGCAGCAGGACTTACCGCAGCAGCATCCAAATCAACAAATCCAAACATGACTCTCATACTGACGGCTGTTGGTATGGGCCTGGCTTTTTATGCTAACTCCCCCCGTAATATAGAATCAAGGGATCGTTCAACGGATGAACATGATGAACATGACATAGCGCGCATGAGTGACGAACATGGATAAAAAGAAATACGATTCATTGAAACAACAACTAGATAAATTAATTATCAAAGTTTATGGTGAGTTGAAGAAGATCAAAGCAGTGAAATGAGTTTAGAACGTTACGCAAATGCACCACAAATAAGTAGTCCAGGTTTAGCTTGGGCTCTGCTCAACGGTGCAATTAATTCCTCTGTCACCTCAATTACTGTCTCATCATTCGCTGCGTTTCCATCTGCTGTCCAATTTCGGGTGGCGATAGATGATGAATTGATGTTAGTAACAGGTGGCGCGGGTACAACGACATGGACTGTTACGCGCGGTATTGAGGGAACGACAGCCGCCGCACATGATGACGGCGCATCGATATATCATGTTCAAACGGTCGCGTCATTCCTTCGTAATCCCCGGAGCCTCACGACAACTGGAGATGTTGAGTATTTAGATTCATCCGGCGCACCCGCGCGGCTCGCGGCTGGTGCTGATGGTACTTACATACGATATTCATCTGGATTACCATCAGCATCAGTATTAAACGCGAGCGATTTAGCATCAGGAACTGTACCGTTAGCGCGCATCTCGGGATTAACAACGAGTCAATTTAGTTCAGCCGCAATCAGTCAATGGACGAACGATTCAGGTTATATCACACCTTCATCTTCTTCAGCTCTAACAAATAAAACAGGTGCGATTAGCCAGTGGACTAATGACTCAGCATATGCAACGGCATCATCATCAACTGCGTTCAGTAATAAGACAGGAAACATTTCACAGTGGACGAATGATTCTGGTTATGTTACGGCAACATCGTCAACAGCATTTACAAATAAGACAGGTAATATCAGTCAATGGACGAATGATAGTAGTTATTTAACTGCACCTGTTTCGCTTGCTACACAAGTCACGGGAAATCTTCCCATAACAAATTTAAATTCAGGAACATCAGCTTCATCATCAACATTTTGGAGGGGTGATGGAACATGGGCTACTGCTGGCGGTGTGGGTGATGCACTTACATCAGGTACATTGGCTCAGTTTGCTTCAACTACATCACTACAATTAAAAACATTAATTAGTGACGAAACTGGTTCGGGCGCATTAGTATTTGCGACATCGCCATCATTAACTACGCCCGATATCGGTGTAGCCACAGCCACATCAATCAATAAATTAACTATCACCGCTCCTGCTATTTCTTCTACATTAACAATTGCTGACGGTAAAACATTTACTGTTAACCAAACTCTTACATTAGCTGGAACTACGGGAACAACGATGACGTTCCCGGCGACGAGCGCATCCATGGCGCGGACGGATGCAGCAAATACGTTCACCCTAGCGAATGACACCACAACGACTATCGCTGGAGGGTCCGTCACCGGGTCGGGCACCTCTGGCTTTCTGTCGATGACCGGCACATGGAATACGAGCGGCATTGCGAACGGCATCGTCGCGAACATCACGAATACGGCGAGTGCGGCGACGTCCAAATTCATTGATTTGCAACTGGCCGGAACGAGCTATTGGAGTGTGAATAAAGCGGCCGTTGTGACGATGCTTAGCAGTAACAGCACGACGTTCTACATGAATCCAAATTCCGACACACTGGAATTTGGAACGAGCACAAGCACTGGGTTAGTTGGCCTCTCCAAATTCAAATATTTGGTTGTGCCGAGTGCTGCCCTCTTAGGTTTCGTATCGAGCATTGCCGTCACCGTGGCGCCAGATGCGTTTTTTACTCGTGGTGCTGCAGCGGTCATTCAACTCGGCGCTGACCTCAATGGTGCGGCCATCAGCCAAACTTTACAGGCATGTAATGGCATCACGGGTACAGATAAGACCGGCGGAAATTTAAGTCTTTTTTCTGGTAAGGGAACCGGAGCGGGCGTGGTTAGTCAAATATTCATTGGTACACCAACAGCTCTTGCAAGTGGTACAACAGCACAAACAATTACGACGCGTATTACAATTGATTCTAATGGTTTAACTCTTGCTGATGCGATGAACATTGTTGGCAATACGAGCACGGGTCACAAGATTGGCACTGCGACTACACAGAAATTTGCACTGTGGAATGCGACTCCGATCATCCAACCGGCTGCTGCTGGACAAGCATCAATTACAGATAGCACAGGTGGTATTGCCGCATCGTCGCTTGTAGATGTTACTACAGCAGCCGTCACCGATCCTGTAAAAACGAATGCTAATTTTGCTACAATCAATGTGCTGTTATTAGCGATGCGCACGGCGATGGTCAATTATGGCAGCATGAAAGGTGCAGCCTAATGCCCGAAATTTTGACATTCACGGTACCGGTTACCCAAGCGAGCATTCGCATGGATCGCGTGATTCTTGATTTTAATAGTCAAACAATTACAATTCTTTGGCTCGGCATCAATGGTGAACAGGGACATGCGGACTATACGACTCCGGCCAAAAGCAAGGATGCTAAGACGTTGGTGAGTGGGGCCACACTTTTATCACAAATTAATAGTGGTAACTTTACGGCAAGTTCATTAGTGAAATGGTGTTGGCAACGATTGATGGCGGATGGATATGTTACGGCTGGTGTGATAAGTGGGACACCAACCTAGTGACGTGGAGGTGAGATTGTGGCTTCATTCACCATAACAATTCCTGATGGTCAGGCACCACGACTTGTTCAGGCTGTCGCAAAAATTCGTGGTGTAGACATCACCGCTATGACAACTCCTCAAAAGATTGCTTTTCTTAAAAGTGATATTCGTGATTATTGGATTGATCTTTTACGACAAGTCGAGGTTCCATTAGTTGCTTCAACTGCCGCGGATGCGGCAAGCGCGACTCGAATCGCTGATATTAATGCGAATTTAACCCTCAGTTAATTAGTGATGTGGGTCGAGAGGCGCGATTACCACGTATGAAACGACGATTTACATTCAGTACGAAACAAGAGTTCAGACTTGTTTATGAAGCTTTTATTAGTCGAGGTTCAGCCGAACGAGACAAAAAACAAACGAAGGAAGATCATCGGAGCGAAGCAAAAATTCTTAAACAATTGAAATCGATTTCTGAGGCCGAAGGCCCCGAACCGATTAACGGTAATTTAGATATGAGAATGCGCGCGCTTCGAGAAGATGGACTATCAATCGAACTTGATCAATCTGACTACAAGAGGTTAATAGAATATTTTGATAACACGCAGTGGTCAGCAGGATTGACCGATGTAATTGTTGAATTGTCAGATAAGTTGGATACAGCCGAAAAAGTGGAGTAATGGGACCAGCAATATTTGGTTATGCGCGCTTCGGCTCGATTGTATTCGGTTCATATGGTATATCAGTTATTATTTCTCCAGGTCTGGTTACATCAGATTTAATAGTCCTTGCAAGAGCCGAAATTCGACGGGTCGTGACGGCGCGGGCCATAATTCACTCTAGTGTTGATTTAGTTAGTCAAATACGAACGAAAGTGAATACAACAATTGAACGATAGTGATATTCACCTTCTCGATATAGGAACTGAATACAGAATTCAAATTCTGGACAATGGAATTCCATTTGATCCCAGCGATGCGACTGTAAAAGAAATATTATTCAAATTCAATGATGACACGATTCTCACTCGTACAGCAACGATTGAAGAAGATGAAGCAACAGGAATATTCTATTTAGTTTATGTAGTTACATCCGATACATTTCATACTGTTGAAGGTAATTTTAGTATTCAGGCGCATCTTGAATTCGCTGATGGAAGCAATTATCATTCATCTATACAAACAACGAACGATTCAGGTGAACCATTGACAATTGCGCGGAATATCGACACGACATGACTATTCATTTCATTTTAGTGTTGATCGCATTTGGCTTAACATTGGTGAGTGGTATTAGTGGAAAAGTACCACTTTGGGTTCCTGTATTGTTGATTTGTATTTCAATGTTAATTGGTGTGCGGTGACTAAGAACGAATTCAAGCCAAACAAAAAACAAGCGACCTTTTTAGCACTTCCAACTTCGATTAAGGAAGCCGCGTATTTAGGTGGCGCGGGTAGCGGGAAAAGTCAAGTATTACTTTTGTATCCAATTGTTCATAAATGGCATGAAAATCCTCATTTCAAACAACTCTTCCTTCGCCGTACGTTTCCCGAACTTCGTAATGAAATTGTACCACGTTCCCAACAAATATATTCGAAATTTGGCGCTGAATTCAATAAATCTGAAATGGTCTGGACATTTCCATCGGGCGCGCGCATCTATTTAGGACACTGTGAAAATGAATCAGACGTAAGAAAATACGATTCAATGGAGATTAATCTCTTTACGCCTGATGAAATCACTTCATTTACTGAATACATTTATTTGTACATAGGATTTACGCGCGTTCGATCATCTGATAGAGATTTACCAGCAATTATACGCACAGCAGGTATGCCCGGTGGAATTGGTCATACATGGACAAAGAAACGGTTCGTCGATCCTTATAAACCTGGTGGCAAAATATTAGTTGGAAGAGGTGGTAACAAACGCATCTTCATATTCGCTACGTTAAAAGACAATGAAGATTATATCGATCCAACGTATCGTCAATCACTTGATGCGCTTCCTGAAGCTGAGAAACAGGCGAAGCTGTATGGCAATTTCGATGCATTTCAGGGACAAGTATTTGACGAATTTCGTGATAGGAAGTTTCCTGATGAACCGCCTAACGCGCTTCATACATGTGAACCGTTCGACATCCCGGAATTTTGGCCTCGTATTTTCGTAGGAGACTGGGGATATCGCGCGTCAACATGGATTGGTTGTGCCGCTATTTCACCCCAAAAAAGAGTATATTTATATCGTGAGCTGAACTTTATTCAAACACGCATTGCTGAATGGGCTGGAGAATTGCGATACTGGATCGAAAAAGAAAAACCACGCATCGTCAAGTTTTGTCGTTCCGCGAACCAGGATAGGGGTCAGGAGCAGACCATCCAACAACAAATTGAGCAAGAGATACAGTTTCCAATCGAGCTAGCTAATAACAGTCCTGGTTCGCGCGTGTCGGGTAAAATGTTAATTCACGAGTATTTACGATGGAAACCTAAACCTCTTTTATCAGCAAAAGAATTGTCACCATACGATGAAGAATATGCAATGAGGTTGCTTCGTACAAGAGGACTAGATGACTACAAAGCCTATCTATCGATGTACGACGCGCCAAAAATTGAGGACAATTTACCTAAACTTCAAATATCTTTGTGTAGCGAAGCTGATCATACAAATCATCCAAATTGTTGTCCGGTAGTGATTGAAGCGATTAAAGCTGCGTCATACGATAAACCGAAGAACAATAAACCGGCCGAAGATGTGGCCGAGTTCCAAGGTGATGATTCGTACGACGGACTTCGTTATTTGTTAGATACAGCTCATCGATTTTATGACGAGGCTCAGTACGAATTCAATAAAATCCTAAAACAGCAAATTCTGTTGGAAAGATTACAAAATAATAGGGATTACACTCAATATTATCGAAATATGCATCATATTGAAACGAGCGGTACAATTCAACCAGTTTCTAGATATAGTCATAAACATAGATAATGAAAACTGTTAAAGATATTGCTTGGGTAGCGGGACTCCTTGAAGGTGAAGGATATTTTGGGGTCAACAAGGGTTCGCCAAGAATATATGTTAATCAAACTGATAAAGATACAGTTGAGAAATTACGAGATATAATGTCTCCTCAATCAAAAATTGGATTCCAAGCTAGAGGTGGAAATCAACAAAATATTTATAGATTTTGGCTTTATGGAACTCTTGCTGTATCATGGATGATGACTATATATCCAATGATGAGTACTAGACGAAAAAGAGATATAAGAGAAATTATTCACTTTTGGCAATCTGAAAATGGGGCAAAAGAATTTAGACTTGCTCAAGTTTATGCCGCACATTTGGGAATTACTGTTAAAGAAGCGTTACCAATGGCATTAAAATTATTGAAAAAAACAGTTTATGAATAAATTCATTCGTTTTATTCATCATATTTTTCAACCGCATTGTCAAGAATGTCATGACGAAATTCAGGATGCGCGAGTTTGCGCGAGTTGTGAGACGTTGAAACATCAATTAGAAATAGCGAATTATGAGAAGCGCGAACTTCTCAACAAATTGATTAAGGAACCGGAACAACCAATAACGAATCCGGTGAATTATGATCAAATGAAACCGCGAACTGTGCCATGGAATGTTAGGCGACAGGAATTAGAGGCGGAAGATAGAAAACAAGCACAATTGATTAAGGAGAAGGAAAAGGAGTTAAAAGTGGTTTCGGGGGATTCGATTAAAGATAGTTCAGTTGACGAATTGGAAAAGGAATTAGGTGTTAGTTAATTAAACGGAGGGGATGATGAATGATTTAATGCACGCGGATTTAGAAACAGTTCAAAGTATTGCGAATAAAGCTCCAGTTACATTGGCAAGTACAACGACGATTGCCCCATCAACATTTATCACGTTTGTTAGCGGTAATACAGCAATCGCTACACTCACTCCACCTGTAACTGGTGCTCACATGCTGTGCTTTATTCACACGCACGCGACACCAGTTGCTTATACGACAGCAGGAAACATCAATGCTATCGCTACGCCGACGACTGGTATTCCATTGTTGGCTTTGTATGATCCGTTGACTGCTAAATATTACATTAAGTGAAATCGAATCCGTCCCCAATAGTTTGCGGAGATACCAATGGAAAGTTGGGGGTCCTAGTACATTGGTCATGCAGCCTGGACATGTGCGAATCACGGTTATGAGAACGCCGGAAAACCAGATAATCGGGTAATCTTAGGCGTGACTGCTAGGAGAGACTAGCTCAATTTTATGGTAAAAAGAGTTTTGATTGGTGTGATTACTGGTGAGTACGCCCGTCGAGCGGATTTTTATGATTACATAAATCTTCTCGAAAAGCCTCCTGAAACAATGATTGCGATATGTCATGATCGATCTCCGGCGAAAGGACGCAATTTAATTGTAGAACAGGCGCGCGCGCGAGATTGTTCTCATATTCTATTCGTCGATGATGATATGGCACCTCGTCCTAACGCTCTCAATCAGTTGTTAGAGCATGATAAAGAAATTATTTCTGGATTATATTACTCGCGCGCTTATCCCCATCAACCATTGATATTTAGTAAGTTTAATGATGATGGAGGCGCGCACTTCGTCAATTTGATTGGAAATGAACCTCGATTATTTCATATTGCTGCGGCTGGTCTTGGTTTCTGTTTAATTAGGACATCAGTTTTCGATAGAATGACCAAGCCATATTTTCGATTAGGTGAATTGAATTCGGAAGAATGGTGCGATGATATTGGATTTTTTTGGCGCGCGCAACGTTATCACTGTTGGTGTGACACAGAATGCCGAGTTGGTCATATTGGCACCATGATTGTTTGGCCTGATAAAACCGATAACAAATGGTTCACAGGATATGATACGACTGGTCAAATTGTATTGAAAACACCACAAATCGATATAAGTAAGAATTACGAGTTTCAAGGAGTTTGATATGGCTAAACAGGATATGATGGGCGCGCTTAGTGGAGTAGGTCGTGGCGCGATGATGCAACCTCAAGGCATGGGCGGAATGGGAGGAATTAATCCATCAGCTGCAGGATTACAAGGCATGATGGGTCAAATGAATCCTGGTATGGGACAAATGCAAAATATGATGGGTCAAATGGGGGGTCAAATGGGAGGACAGCAACCCATGATGGGAATTGGACCTTCACCAAGTTTTAATATGATGCGACCACCAAGTCAGGGTAAAAGGATGATGGGAGGCATGTAATGCCTGCAAAGAGTGCGAAACAATACAAATTCATGCAAGCGATTAGTCACGGCGCCAAACCTAAAAAGGGAATTGGCCCAAGTGAATCTGTTGCGCGCGAATTTATTCACAAGACACCTGGAAAGAAACGAAGTATGTTCGTTAAGATGAAGTAATGGCTAAAAAGTTTACAGAAGACGAAATTAAGATTTTCATGACGCTTGCTGAGCATTTTGATGCTGAGGACGCATTTGTCAGAGAACAGCAAGTTAAGAAGTGGAAGGAATACAAACTATTATGGCAAGGCATACAGCAAATTTATTATAGTGAAGTCGCGCATGATTGGCGTATCAATAATGAAACTAATGATGATGGAGACTACTATAATAAAGAAGTCAATGTATTAAAAGCATATCTCGAATCAATCATCGCTGCACTGTCAATCATCGTACCTCCTATAAAATGCTACCCAGACGATGCCGATTCACCAATGGACCTTCTCACAGCGCGCGCCGGAGATAAGATCGCTGCGCTCATTTTTAAACATAATAACGCTCCTCTTCTCTGGCTCCACGCACTCTTTCTGTATTGCACAGAGGGCTTAATCGTTTGTCACAATTATAACAAGGAGGATGAATCATACGGAACATATCCTGAAGAGACTTATATGAATATTACTGAACCAACTACATCATCTAAATGTCCTATCTGTAATGAGCCTGTTGATCCTGAATCGATGTCATGTGAACAATGTGGCAACATAATTGTTCCCGAATTACAACAGGAAGAAATTGTTATATCAAAACTCGTATCCAAAATTGATAAACCTAAATCTAGGCAATTATTAGAAGTATTCGGTGGATTAAATGTAAAAGTTCCTAATTACGCGCGAAATCAATCAGAATGTCCTTATTTACAATACGAATATGAAATTAATTACGTGTTTGCGATGGAGCGTTACTCAGATTTAGACATTGAACCAGGCATTAAAGGTGGAGACGATTGGGCCGCGTATGCGCGCTTGCCAGCACATTACATGGGTGATTATCCGAAGGATCTCGTCACATGTGAAGAAACATGGTTCAGACCATGTTCATATTTTGTGTTGAGTGAGGATGATGAAAAGATTTTACGACGATTGTTTCCTGACGGTTTTAAACTCGCGCGGGTCAACGATAAATTCGCTGATGCGGTTTCAGAGAAATTAGATTCGCATTGGACTCTTGTTTACAATCCACTGACTGATAATGTTCATTATGATCCCCTTGCTTCGCTCGTCGTTTCGGTCCAAGAGATTACGAATGACATCATTTCACTTGTTCTTCAAACGATTGAACATGGTATTCCACAAACACTCGCAGACCCCCAATTCTTAGATTTCAATGCTTACAGGCAGATGCGCGTCTCACCAGGTGCGATTATTCCCTCTAAAACGATATCAGGTAATAAACGTGTGTCAGATGGTTTCTATGAAGTAAAGACCGCAACTCTTTCTCAAGAGGTATTACCATTTGCGCGTAACATACAGGAATTAGGTCAACTCGTGACGGGCGCGCTTCCATCATTATTCGGCGGTTCGATGGAAAGTAAAACCGCATCCGAATATTCCATGAGCCGCGCGCAAGCTCAACAACGTTTGCAAATCACCTGGAAGACATTAACAGTTTGGTGGAAAGAGATATTCAGAAAAGCGATACCAGGATTCATTGAATCGATGCAAGATGACGAGCGTGATGTCAATCGAACGAAAGACGGTAATTTCATCAATGTGTTTATTCGCAAGGCTGAACTTGAAGGCAAAATTGGTAAGATTGAACTCGAAGCGAATGAAAATCTTCCCTTAACATGGAATCAAATTAAAGATGCGGTGATGCAACTCTTGCAATCATCGAATCCTGAACTCTTATCGATACTTGGCGCGCCTGAAAATTTACCAGTTATTCGACAGGCCATTGGCCTCAATGATTTCATTATTCCAGGTGAAGATGATCGGAATAAACAATATGAAGAAATTAAACTGTTATTACAGAGTAGGGTGATTACTATGCCACCCGATCCGATGATGATGCAACAATCATTGATGAGTGGTATGCCTCCACCGCCACCTACTGAGGTACCATCTATTGAAATCGATCCTGATATTGACAATCATATGCTTGAGTTTACTGTGTGTCGTGATTGGCTTGTGTCCGATGCTGGTCGTGTTGCTAAGTCTGATAATTCCGATGGTTATCGAAACGTTCTATTACATGCGAAAGCTCATAAAGATGTATTGATGCAACAGCAAATGGCACAACAACAGGCGCAAATGGCTCAATCGACTCTGCAGCCGAAGAGAAATCCGTTAGATAAGCCCGCACCAATTACTAATGAAGAAGATGTTCAGATGGTTCAATAATGCTCAATTGGATGAAATTAGCTTATGATTGTTTATATGAAGTATGGTCTTGTCATCGTGATCCAGAAAGTTCTGATTATAATAAATGTGATGAAGATCAATGTGCTTGGTGTGATAATGCCAAAATTGCTATGGCTGGACTTGCTGCTGCCATGAAGCAGGGGGAATGATGGCCGAATCAATTACAACACAACCCGATTTGAATAAAGATAGTATTCTGGACATTCTCAATGAACCAGACACCGAAACTATCAATTTGGATGTTGATAAGGGAAAAGAGAAAGAAGATGATGGAGAAGAAATTGAAGTTAAGAAAGATGAAAAAGAAGATGACGAACTTAAGCAACTTGAAGAGGAGCTTGAGGAGCCAGATGAAAGCAAGTTAGAATTAGAAACACCTGTTCCGCGACGTGAAATTCTCAAAAAATATCCAACCCTTTTCAAAGAATTTCCCTATCTCGAAAAGGCATATTACAGAGAACAACAATATACTGAACTCCTTCCGACGATTGATGATGCGAAACTCGCCGTCGAAAAATCAGGAACGTTAGATAAATTTCAAGAAGAGTTGATGTCAGGTTCAGTCGAAGGTGTATTAAAAGCGGTCAAGGAAACCGATGCGAACGCTTTTTATAAGATTGCAGATAATTACCTACCAACATTAGCCAGGGTGGATGAAAAAGCCTACTATACGATATTAGGAAATATTATCAAGAATACTGTTTCACATATGTTCCGTGAGGGCGATCGAATCAATAATGATACATTAAAAAACGCGGCAGCGATTGTTAATCAATTCGTATTTGGCACATCCGATTATAATCCACCTGTCAACCTTTCTGGGAATGGGCGCGATCCAAAATACGATGAGCAGGAAAATCGTATTAAACAACAGCAAGAACAATTCACAAAACAACGATTTGAAACAACGCGTGACGACTTGTCAAATCGAGTCGAAACGACACTAAAATCAACAATTGAAGCCTATATCGATCCGAAAGAATCGATGTCCAGCTATGTTCGTAAGACCGCAGGAAGAGATGCGATGGAGAATCTTCAATCTCTTCTTGACGGTGATTCTCGTCTAAGAACGATTCTTGATAAGATGTGGCAGAAAGCATTCGAGGATAATTTTAGCAAAACATCGATTGATCGAATCAAATCTGCGTATTTAAGTAAAGCCAAAACCCTGCTCCCCGCGGTCATTAAAAAGGCTAGGACCGAAGCCCTAAAAGGATCAGGACGACGTGTAGTTGAGGAAGAAGAAACTGATATCGAAACTAATGATGAAACTGAACGGCCAACGAGAAGGGCCAATCGAACTTCTCCATCTTCGTCTGGTGGGAAAAAACAGATTCCACAAAATATGTCCACATTGGACTATTTTAACCAAGACTGAGGTGTAATTATGGCCCCTGTAAATGAGGCGCAAGTTGCTGCAACGGAGTTGGAAAAAGTCTCGACAAAAATTACTACAGTTTTCGAGAGGGAAGATAAATTTTATGCCAAGATTAAGAAAAGGCCTGTAGAGGTTATCAGTAATCGACAAATGCGTCTTCCATTGGAATTGAGGCCAGGGGGTTCGTTTCAATATTTCAATGCCGATGGAGGCGATTTGGGACGCGGTGGTGGACCATCGTTCGACAAGGCAGTCGTTTCAGCAGTATTCATGTCAGAGAACATCGAATACACGAAACTGACTGAATGGGCGACTGATGATTCAAGAAAAGCGGTCATTAATTCCGTACGACGAATGACCGCGACTGCACTCGATGAGATGCGTCGTCAATTGGATGCACAGCTTCAACAATCGGGAAATGGTGTGATTGGAACAATCACTTCAGTGTCAACGACTGCTGGTGTTGATACGTATGTTATGACGACGGATGGATTCGGCGCGCGCTTGATGCGATTTGGTCAACTCGTCCAAGTATTCGATGCGACGCTTGCAACGAATCGTGGCTCGGGTACCATTACGTTGCATGACGTGGAAAATAAAACAGTCGCAGTCACGCCAGCAGTTGCGGGTGCGATTGCAACAGATGTCATTGTGACGGCAGGATTGTCCGCACCAACAAATCTACCTGGATTGTATGGCGTACCATATCACCATAGTAATGCATCGACCGGAACATGGCTCGGATTTACGCGCTCTGCTACGCCTGAGATTCGCGCGAATCGTGTCAATGCCGCATCGGCTGCGCTGACACTTCCTTTACCAAGACTTGCCTTGAATAAAATTGGTAATCGCCTTGGAATGGATTACAGTTTCAAACCAGAGGCATGGACCCATCCCGCGCAAGCCGCTGCGTATGAAGAAATTGGTCAGTTGATTTCGTTGATTCAGAAAGCGCCAAAGGCAGAGGGATTGAATCTGTATTTTGGTGATGATATGCAAATGGCGGGGGCTCCAGTGAAGCAACACTTTAACTGGAATCCTACGCGCATCGATTTCATCGTTGAAAGTGTGTGGGGGAGAGCGGAAATCTTGCCGATTGGATTCTATACGTCGGATGGGCGAAAGATATTTGAAATTAGAGGCGCGTCAGGAGGCGTGGCGACCGCGGAAATCTTCTATATGGTGGTTGGTATGCAATGCTTCGTCACAAACCCTGCCGGATGCTCGTACATCGACGGATTAAGTGTGCCCGCAGGTTATTGATGAACTTGATATGATTACATGGAAAGCCTACATATTGTGGGCTTTCTATGGATATATGACCGTATGAAATGAGGTGACACATGACCATTGCTAACGCTTCACGAAACATTCAAGCGGCGCTCCGTGATCTCGCTAACTCGAATGTTCTTCCTGTCGTCAATGCTGGTGTACCAACATCCGGTACATCCGGTACAGGAGCCGGATTGTGTGGAAAAGGCACAGTTCTAATTGATGTAACGAACGGTGGAGTCTATATCAATACGAATACAAAAGCCTCACCCACATGGACCGTTGTTAGTAATGTCACATCGACCGCTGTCAATGGATTACAAACGTTCGGAATTGCGCGCGCCCAGTTTGATCCATCATTAACAGCAGGTGATAGAACAGTAGCCGCGCATACATTAGGCGTGACGATTCCGAATAAAGCAATTGTGTGTGGTGGTGTGGTTCAGGTGAATACAGCGTTCGATAGTGCTGATGATACATCGACGGTTGCACTGTCGATTCAATCTGCTAATGATTTAGTGACAGCAGCGGCGGTGAGTGGTGCACCCTATTCAACGACAGGATTAAAAGCGATTACACCGAAAATCAATACACCAGAATCGACAGGTATCGCTCTCACAGCAGATCGTCTCATTATAGCAACAGTAGCCGTGCAAGCATTGACAGCAGGAAAATTGACGGTTAATCTCGTGTATCTCATGGGGGCGTAACATGGATCAAATGAAAGAGCCGAAAGCTGAAACAGTTGAAACTGAGACTGATAAAGTATTGAAAGAAGCTCAGAAGATTCGAGATGATTATGGAGGGAATGAGGGTAATATTCCTGTCCATTCTGAGTATTGGAATTTGATGAATCGGTATAGGGGTCTTGCTGCAAGAAATATTCGGTGAAAGCATGTATGGAATCGATCAGAGTTTTGAATAAACGATTAGAGGATCGATTTGGTCGATTCCATACGACTTCGTCACCGTTGTGGAGATTGAGTTGGAGCGAACATGAATATGAGAAGCGATATGGAACATATCGAGATTTCGTATCTGGAACGAATATTTTATTAAGAGAAGTGAGCGAAGTGCGCGAGACGAAAAAATATCCATATATTGAAAATCGATGGATTCTCGAACGACTCGTCGAAGTGCCAGAAATTAATCAGGATGAACTCACCACGAAACTTTCATATGAATGTATCTGGGCTTTCAAACTCGCGCAGCAACCAACATGGAATGCCATTGAATTTTTAGTTGATGTATGTCAGGAAGGTACGAATAAGCATAAGACAATCGATAAAGGACCCGGTCCTGAAGAAGCGATTGAAGAGAGACGAACAAGAATTGAGAAATTACATGAGGAATTGTTTGGTGACGAATCAGAAATCGCTGATGCATTGCATTGGGGACAAGGCGTGATTGTGCCGGGTAAATTTGGTGATGAAGAAATTTGATCCTATAATAATCATGTACAAATTGATGGCAAATGCTAGACAATTGAATGATTTATTGATTCATATTAGTGATGAATTAGAATTGAATGATTTAATTACATTAAATGAATTGAACGATAGATTTGAAAAAGAAATTGCAGAGATTGGATTGAAAACATGTGAATTGAGTGAAAAACTTCATCAGATGATTTTAGATGGTGGGAAGGAACCGCGTGAAATTCCCGATCGACGCATGGGTAATCTACGAAGAATAAATGAAGCAAAAGCCAGTTAAATGAAGGAAACGATTGCTAAGTTGTTGATTAAAGCCGCGTTATATTGTGTGGAACATCCAGGTAAAATTATGGAAATCGTGAAACAAATTCTTCGGGAGAAGAAATAATGCCTCTTCAGATGACAGCTCCGTGGTTGAATCCACTCGCGCGTCGTACGGTAAAAGCACCGCTCAATCCGCTTGATAAATCAACGATTATTTCTATTTTCTCACGCCCAATTCACGAAGTGAAACATACACTCGATCCGGGCACATTTGATATTCCTGCGGGTTCGGCTGAACATCCATCAATTTTAGTTGTGACAAGTTCATCCTGGTGGAAGGAACTGGACGAACATCAGCCCCTTTTAGAAATTCCTGTTTCATCAATTCAAGTTGCGGATTCGGTTGTAAAAGATTACATTAATACGATGCTTATGAGTAATGCAGGGGATGTAACACCAGGTGTATCGTATGTACCCGGAGAAGAAACAGTTCAATCGATTAAAATGAAATATCCCGGGATGATTCCTGATTTAATCAGAAAGCAATCGAATTGGTACCGCGCGCTAGTTAAATTAGGCGATAATTTATGGGCGCGAACGAATGGTAATCCCCTAGCAATTTCGGACGATATGAGGATCGCGGCGCGCGAACTTCAATTTGAAAAAGAATGGTTGAGAGATTTTCAAACAGTCGAATTGATTAAGTGTGTTGCCTGTGGTAGTCTTCGCAATGGTGTTTTTCCTGTTTGTTTACATTGCAAAACAATCGTTGATCGAGCCGCGTATGATAAGCTCGGATTGAAGTCGTTATGATCGCATCTGAAGTTCTCGACCGCGCGGCTGCGCTACTTAATGATACTGACAAGTCAATATTCACCTATCCAAAATTACTTCCTTATCTGAACATTGCCATAGACGATTTACAGGAAATACTCGAACTCAATAACATTCCAATCACCAATATTACATCATCTGTCTTTCCAATCGATACTGGTGATACGACTATCGAAACATTACCATCGAATTTAATTGAAATTCGTAATGTGTACGAAAGACCAACCGGAACAAATAATAATTTCGCATTGATGACGCGCGCTGAATTCCTTCCAAAACTCACCACGCCGATTTCATCATTCATGTATTGGACATGGATTGGTCAAGCGATTCAATTTCTAGCCACTAACATTCCTATCGATATTCGAATTGAATATATTGGCTCGATTCTTACAACGATTACGAATCCAACGCAATCGATCAATATCATTAATTCTAAATCATTCCTTTCTTATCGAACTGCTGCCCTTGCTAGCGCCTACATAGGTGAAAACAAAACTCGTTCAGATGAATTGAATAATGAAGCAATAAATGCGCAGGATAAAATGCTAGGAATCATTGTGAAGGGTGAACAGAATATGAGTGCGCGGCATCGACCGATGTATCGCAGGCGATAATGACTCTAAGAGATCATTCTGAAATCATAATCGAGCACTTCGAGGGCTGGTGGAGTAGGAATGATGAAGCTTGCCCTGAAAATTGCTTCACCGATTGTAACAACATAGTGTATATTGAGGATGGTTTTAAGACACGTGACGGAATAGATGTATGGGGTGATAATAATGCGTTCTATGGTAATGTATTACGAATATACACATTTGTTCAACAGGATGGGGAATCACTTCTCATCTTGAATGATGAAGGTAATATCTTTCATGATAAATCTCCGACTCCTTTAGTTCCAATTCTTAGTATACCGGAAATGACCGATTTCGGCTTCGTCGCTATCGCGGGCAGAGCCTATTTGACGCCATGTGATGGTGAGACGGGATTAGAGAACGAATATATTTATGTCTATTTAGGTGATGGCACTCCTGCGCGAATGGCTGGTGGAGATGCACCATCAATAGCCGGAGCATTTCCATTCATGGCCTTTCAATCACCTGATGATGGTGTGGTTGATAAAGGGGTTCATCTCATCGCAGTAAGTTATAATGGAACAACTGGTCTTGGCCCTGAAGTTTTTCCAGTAGTCAATTGCGAGGGAAAGAAACAGATTACACTCGTCAACATTCCATTAGGACCATTAGGAACGACAAGCCGAACGATAGCGATGACGCGCGCAATACCTGTCGAGGATTATGTCCCGGATCAAACTACTTACAGTTATTATCAAGCACTGGTTATTTCTGATAATATTACGGAGTCAATCAACATTAATGTGGCTGATACGGCTCTTACGGTAGATTTAACATCGTTATTAGGAGATGCTGATCCTCCTATCACGAATGTGCTTCTTGTTGAAAATACCTCAACTATCGGTAATTCTGAACCGGGGTTCCATTTGTTCGGTGTTGTTTATGAGACTGATACGGGTTATTTGACCGCGCCTGGCCCCGAATTTTTTAGTGGTCAAACGATGATTGACCTTACTAAAAAGGTCAAAGTATCAAATATTCCCGTGTCTGACGACACGTTTGTAGTAGCAAGAAGGATCATCGCAACGAAGTTTTTAGAAAATTATGATAACAACCAATTGGGTTACACTTTTTATTTTGTGCCAGATGGTCGTATTGATAATAATGTCGATACTGAAGTTGAAATATCCTTCTTTGATGCTGATTTGTTGGATGATGCAAGTCACTTGTTGGATAATTTTATTAACATCCCTGCCTCTGTAGGACTGAATACATATCATGGCAGGCTTATCGCCTGGACGACATTTAACGATATCTCACTTATGTATGTATCGGCGATTGGTGAACCGGAAGCGATTAGTCAGATTGATGGACTTTTGATTGCTCCACTCGATGGTAATCCATTAACAAATGGTCAAGAATTCCGTGATGTGTTGTATGGATTCAAGAAGACGCGCACGTACGCATGGAATGATAATGGTGATGCTCCAGCAAGTTGGCCTCTCACGGTCATTGATCAAGGTATCGGCGCATCTGTACATGGCATAGCTACAGTATTAGATTCAGGTGGTGTTAATGTTGATATGCTTGTGATTATTGATTACTCTGGTATCATGATATTCAATGGAAGTTATTTACGTCCTGAACTTTCATACAAAATTAAGGATTTTTGGTTCGCTATGCAACGAGACGCGTTCAAAAATATACAGATAATGAATGACTCTCTCACTCAAATTCTTTACATTACGTTACCTGATAAACAGATGATTATTGGTGATTATTCAAATGGAATGGACCCAAAATTGATTCGATGGGCGAAATGGTTATTCGATATTGACGTGACAACGATTACCCTGATTGATACGAATAAATTGATTATTGGTGCTAATGCGCAGGCTGAAACATCTGGGGTGGAGGTAGAATGACTTATTCATTTGTGTTGAAACATGATGAAGTAGAACTTGTTAATGTTGTTGATCAAGAATTCATTGGAAATAACTTAGGAATTTTAT